GTCGTCGTGGACGGCGCCACCGTCGTCGGTGGGGCGGCGGTGGTCGGTGTCGAGGTGGGCGTGGCCGTCGTCGTTGACGGCTGGGTGCTCGGCACCGGTGTCGTCGGGCCGGGTGCACCCTGCGTGCCGGCCGCTCCGGTCGTCGACGGTGCACCGGTGGTCGGCGTCGTGGCCGTCACCAGGACCTCGTGGGCCACGTACTCCGGTCAGCCTCCGGGCAACGCCACCGGACTCCTGGCGGGCAAGAGCTACAACACCATCCTGGCCGAGAACTACTCGTGGCAGAAGCTCATCGATGGGGTGCCTGTCGCGACAGGCAAGGGTGCTGCTCATGAGGTCGCCTTCGCGCAGCCAGGGACCCATGCGGTAGCGGACGCCTGGAGCGAGTCCTGATGCGGCCCCCGGATCACATGATCCCCCTGCTGAAGCGGTCCTATCGGTACGAGACTCACATCAACTTGATCAGGACCGACGGGACACCTTTGGCGGCTGACTACCCGTTCACCAGCGGGACGGTCAAGGAGGACCGGACGGCCAACATCCGCCGGAGCATCGACGTCGAGATCCCGCTGTGGGACTACGAGGACAACAAGATCGACACGGTGGACACCATCCTCGACGTCACGGCAGTGGCGGGAACAGGCGAGTTCGGAGACGTCATCCAGCTGGGAAGGTTCCGCATCGACGAGTTGAAGCGGACCAACCGGGGGGCCATGCGCCTCGCGGGCACGTCCTTCGAGTCCTACGTCGTCGATGCGCGCTTCCCGCTCCCGGAGTACACCCCTGCCGGGTCCAACGTGAAGTACGAGCTCGAGCGACTCATTGCCGACGCGATGCCTCCGGGCATAAATCCGACGATCTACGCAGCGAACACCCCGACCGGAGTTGACGCCCTGACAGCAATCACGAACGGGGTCGTGGAGCAGGCTGTCCACTGGGAGCGTGATCGGTGGGAGGCCGTCAAGGCACTCGCCGAGGGTCAGGCGTGCGAGATCTACGTGGACCGGAACGGAAGTTTCGTTGTGGAACAGCAGCTGAACCTGCTCCATGAGAACAACTCGAACAACCCCCGGAACCACCCGTCCTCGTGGGAGTTCCTGACCGGCGACGAGGGCATGCTCATCCAGCTCGAGACCACGCACACCCGGGACGGGGTCTACAACGGCGTGCTCGCGGCCTACCGGACCACGGACGAGGACCAGGGCGGGCCCGGAGCTCGTCCGCTGTACTGGTACCTGGCCGTGCACGACGAGCCCGGGTCCCGGCTGAACTGGGGCGGTCCGTTCGGCAAGAAGGTGAAGTTCTACGAGTCGAGCCTCCTGGGGTCCCTGGACAAGTGCCAGGCTGTTGCCGAGGCTGAGCTGACGCGCTCGATCCTCCCGGACCGGAAGTACTCGGTCACCGGGGTGGGCAATCCCTACCTCGAAGCGGGGGACGTGGTGACGGTGGACCTGCTCGATGACGCAGGGCTGGAGCGCTTCCTGGTAGATTCCGTGTCCGTCCCGCTGTCGGCCAGCGGTGGATGGTCAGTGGATCTCTACTCTGTCGAGAAGAAGGACTACTCAGATCAGTAGGAGCGTGCAATGCTCGAGAGCCGTTCCTCGATCCTAGAGTTCTACAACGTCCTTGCCATCACTGGGAACACCCTCACCATCGGGTACTTGAACCGGGGGACTGCTGGGTCCAATCTGGCGTCCGCTGCCGCTGACTACGCAGCTGGTGTGCTGCGGTACGAGAAGGTTCCTCGACTCGCAAGTTACGTCCCGGTGGTCGGAGACACTGTTGCGGTCCTGCACACCGAGAACATGGGGATCTTGGTGCTCGGCGGCGCATCAGGGTCGGGTGTGGTCGGCCCGCCTGGCCCGACGGGACCGACCGGGCCCACGGGACCGACTGGACCGACAGGGGATACTGGGCCGGTTCGTCCCACAGTCAGCATCCCGTGGTCGGTGTACGAAGACCGGCGGTATGTGACGCTGTCGTCGTACTACACCTGGGAGAAGGCCCTCCCGGGGACGCCACCGTTCGAGGCCCACGCGGGGATCCCGGGCGTGTACCTCCCAGTCGGCTTCACCATCCCGTCCAACATCGATGTGCTGGACAAGCATGTGGTTCCGGTCCCGGACACACCGTGGACCTCTGGGCAGTACGTTCCGCTGGGGAACGCGACCCGGGCGCATTGGGCGGGCAAGGGATGGGTCTTGGGCGCTGTGCCCCTGCCTGCTGTCACGGGGGCGGTCGCCGGGACCCCGGGGACGTTCCTCCCCCAGGGCGCTGTCGCTCCTGCCAACTTCGCCGCCCTGGCGGGAGTGAGTCCTGCGCCAACCACCAGGTGGACCGTCGGGCAGTACGTGGTGCTCGGAGACGGAACCCATGCGTACTGGGATGGGACATCGTGGGCTGTCGGTGCTGCAGTGGCTCCCATCATCCCGGCGACCGGGGCGGCAGCGGGCACGCCCGGTACGTTCTCCCCTGCCGGATCCACTGCTCCTGCGAGCCTTGCAGCGCTGGCGGGCGTCACCGCCAGCCCGAGTGCTGCGTGGGCAGGCGGTCAGTATGTGGTCCTGGGCGACGGGACGAATGCGCACTGGAACGGGTCGTCCTGGGTTGCTGGAGCTGTCCCGATCCCGGCGACAGGCGCGACGGCGGGGTCACCGGGCTCCTTCACTCCCGTCGGCGCTGCGGCACCGGCCAAGCTTGCGTCGATGACGGGCGTGACGGCTAGCCCAACCACTCCATGGGTCCGAGGCCAGCACGTGCTGCTCAACGATGGAACCAAGGTGTACTGGAATGGGACTGCGTGGGCGGCAGGGGAGGCTCCTGCAAACTGGAATGGTTACAAGAACATGGAGTGGGATGCATTGGAGACCAGCTACAACTGGAACAAGATGAAGGGTAGCTGAGATGACCGAAGCTATGTGGACAGACATTGCGCCTAAGCGTGGATCTCGTCTTGAGTATTACAAGGTGATGGCACTCACCGGAGCCACGCTCACGATCGGGTATCCGAACGATGGGACGGGAGGGTCCAATCTGGCCTCGGCGATGGCCGAGTACCGGGCGGGTGCGCTCAAGTTCGAGCGCGTTCCGTACATGAGCAGCTACACAGCGCCAGCAGTGGGCGATACAGTGGCAGTCCTAGTGTCTTCTCGTATGGGCATGTTCATCCTGGGAAAGGTGGCGTGATGTTCACGCTCGTGGATCGGTACGGGCAGCGAACTCAGTTCGTAGGGATCCATCTGGCCAGGACCTCGTCCTGGCGCGAGGGAAGTGTTCGCTGGTCAGAGATCGATCTGTACCGAACCTCGGCAGGGGCCTACATCATCCATCAGACCGGGCAGAGCTCGCTCTACCATGTCGAGGGGTGCCCGGTGATCCGCCGGAACGCCAAGACCGGGCTGGCCGCGATGCTCTCAGAACGAGATGTTGCCTGCCCCTGTGTCCCGCAGGACCTCGACCCGAACGTGCGTGTATTCTCCGAAGTCCCGCTGTCCACGGTCACCGTGGTATCACGGGCAGATGATGTAGTAAAGTTCCTGACGAAGACGGATGACAAGGGTGTGTCGTACCTGACGACACTGGCGCGCTCCCTGCTGAGCGAGGCCGCGACAATGGATGAGGACATACATGACGCAACAGCGGTCCGGTTCGTCGATTGAGGATGTCCGACTGCACTATGTGAGCACCTTCGAGGAGATCGAGGGCTTCTGGCGATGGCTGGGAGAGCGCCACGAGAACGACACGATCGCGGTGGACATCGAGACCACCGGGTTGGATCACACTGCTGCTGACGCTGCTATCCGGCTGGTCCAGTTCGGAGACATGCAACAGGGATGGGCCCTGCCCGCCCAGGACTGGCCGGGGCTGTGCCGCGAGGTCCTGCAGCGCTGGAAGGGGCAGTTCGTCGGGCACAACGCGGTGGCCTTCGACGGGCGGTGGCTGCGCCGCTTCCTCGGGTGGGAGTTCCCACGGGAGCGGACGGTGGACACCATGATCGCGGCGGCGATCATCGATCCGATCTCCCCGGTGGGCCTCAAGCCCCTGAGCGACAAGCTGATCGACCCGCGCGCCTCGTTCGGGCAGGACATGCTCCATCGGGGGATGTCGGACAACGGCTGGACCTGGGCCACCGTCCCGCTGAACTACGAGCCCTACACGGTCTACTCCTCGATGGACGTGGTCCTGACCGCCCAACTCTGGGACCAGTTCCAGAACCAGGTCGGGCCCGGCAAGTCCTACTCCGGGGTGATGGAGCTCGAGATGAACACCCGGTTCATCGCCTCGGCGATGGAGGACCGGGGACTGCGCATCGACGTGGACTACTGCAGCGACCAGCTCGAGCGCCTCAAGGAGTTCGACGCGCAGATGGCCGAGTGGGCCAAGACGACCTACGGGATCTCCCTGAGCTCCAACGGGGCGGTCGCGCAGCGCCTGGTCGAGCTGGGGGCACCCCTGGTGGAACGGACCAATGGCGGGGCGCTCAAGGTGGACAAGGACATCCTGGCGTTTATGGCCAACCCGGACAACGGGATCCCGCCCGAGGCCCAGATGCTGGCCGGGCAGGTGCTCAAGACGCGCAACGCGCGCAAGGTGGCCAGCACCTACTTCGCGGCCATTCTGGAACGGGTCCAGGATGGGATCATCCACCCGGAGATCCGGACCATGGGCGCGCGGACGGGCCGGATGTCCGTGTCGAATCCGGCGCTGCAGCAGCTTCCGAAGAAGGACGGGTACGTCCGCAACGCCTTCATCCCGCGCAACCCGGGCGAGCTGCTCATCTCGTGCGACTACTCCCAGATCGAGTTCCGGATGGCCGGGAACTTCTCTGAGGATCCGGGCCTGATCGGGGCCTTCCACGATGTCGATGCCGAGGGCGGTGACATCTTCGTGAACCTCGGGCGGGACATCTACCAGGAGCCCGACTTCCAGAAGAGCGACAAGCGCCGTGGGCTGCTCAAGAACACGACCTACGGCAAGCTGTACGGGGCCTCCCCGGCCAAGATGGCTGCGACAGCAGGAGTGCCGGTTGATCGCATGTCCGAGGTGGTCAATGCGATGGATGCCACCTATCCCGGACTCAAGACGTTCATGAAGCGCATCGAGGCGGTGGGCAAGGATCGAGAACGATACGAAGGCCAGGGCTACGTTCTGACTCCCTCGGGGCGACGGCTGCCCTGTGACCCGGATCGGGTCTACACCCTGACCAACTACCTCATCCAGTCCTCGGCGGCGGACGTGCTCAAGCGGGCCCTGGTCCGGCTGGACGCATCGGAGTGGGGTGAGATGATGCTGCTCCCGGTCCACGACGAGGTGGTGTTCAGCGTCCCGGAGGACGAGGTGGACCGGGCGCTCAAGGAGATCCCGGAGATCATGGGCGAGCATGACCATCCCATCCCGCTCAAGGCCGAGGCTGAGGGCGGATTCGTGAAGTGGGGCGACAAGTACCGTGATTGACGGCGACCTCTATGTGATCGGGATCGATCCCGGCGTGACCACGGGTCTGGCCCAGGTGGTGTTCTACGGCACGGGATACGCGGCGTTGCAGGACAGTGGTGAGTGCGACTTCGAGGCGTCGGTCCACTGGCTGCGCCGGGCGCTGGCCGCGACGCGCGGAAGCAATCGGGCGATGGTGACCGAGAAGTTCATCATCACCCACCGGACGGCGACGATCAACGCGCCGGGGGACTCGCTGGAGATGATCGGCGTCTCGCGGCTCCTGGCCTACGACGAGGGCATGAAGCTGGCCCGGCAGGCTCCGAGCGAGGCCAAGGCACTGGTCAGCAACGAGATGCTGCGCGAGATCGGGGTGTGGTCCAAGGGGACCAAGGGACACAGCATCGACGCGATGCGACATGCTACACTTTATGCTGTTCGCCAGGGCTGGGTTCCAGCCAGTATGAGGAGCGCTAGTGATCTCGATTGACATTGACGATGATGATGCAACGAAAATCAAGGTCGATGTGCCGATGCGGTTCAAGGAAGTCATGCGCGCGATCCCGGGTGCGGGCTTCCCGATCGAGCTGGGGTACTGGCGGGTCCCGCTGTCTTGGTCCTCCTGCATCTCGTTGCGCGAGACCTTCGGGGCCGAGCTCACGATCGGCGACCGGCTCACGGAGTGGGCCTACGAGTACGTGAACCTGCTGCAGCACACGGGGGCGCTGCGCGAGGCGCTCGTCCTGCCCGATGGCGAGGAGCTCCCGGCGGGGCTGGGCGATGGGCTGTTCGAGCATCAGAAGGTCGATGTCGCGTTCATGACCTACTGGGGCCGGGCGCTGTTGTTCTCCGATCAGGGGACCGGCAAGAGCGCCTCAACGGTGACCGCGTTGCGCGCCCTGGAGGCTACCGGTGTCCCGGTGACGCCGGGGCTGATCGTCTGCCCCTCGTCGGTCAAGACCTCGTGGGAGCGCGAGTTCGCGCGCTGGTGGCCCGGCAAGAAGGTCATCGTAGTGGACGGCAATGCCACGCAGCGGCGCAAGCAGCTGGCACAGGACGCGGACTTCTTCGTGATGAACTACGAGGGCGTGCGCGGGCATTCAAGGTTGGCACCCTATGGTTCCATCGCGCTGCGCCGGTGTGAAGATTGCGGCGGAAGTGGTGCGGTCAAGGCCACCCTCTGCGACGTGCACCCGCGCGAGCTCAACGCCATCGACTTCAACTCGGTCGTGGTGGACGAGGCCCACCGGATCAAGGACCCCAGCACGCGGCAGGCGCGGGCGATCATGTCCGCGTCGGGCGGCGCGAGCACGCGGTTCGCCCTGACGGGCACGCCGATCGCCAACTCGGCGCTGGACATGTGGTCCATCCTGCACTTCATCGACCCGCACCAGTGGCCCACGCGCACGAAGTGGTCCGAGCGCATGCTCGACATCATGCACAACGTGTTTGGCGGGGTGGTCGTGTCGGGGATCAAGCCCGAGCGGCGCGGCGAGTTCGACAGGACGGTGACGCCGCTGATGCGTCGGATGACCAAGGCGGCGGTCCTGCCGTTCCTGCCCCCGGTGGTCTACGAGCGCCGCGACATCCCGATGACCCCCAAGCAGGACAAGGCCTACCGGACCCTGGCCGAGAACATGATGACCATGCTCGACTCCGGGCTGCTGGTCGCGTCGTCGGTGCTCACCCAGACCATCCGGCTGTCTCAGCTCGCATCGTCCTACGGCGAGGTCGTGACCAACGACGCGGGCGAGGAGAAGATGCTCCTGTCCAACCCGAGCTCGAAGATCTCGGCCT